CAAGGTGGCTCAGATGCTCCTCCCGGCTGGCAAAATGGAGCACGGGCGCGAGTGGGTCTGTGGCGACGTTACCGGCAAACCGGGTGACAGCCTCAAGGTCACGATCACCGGAGCCTACGCAGGCCAGTGGCGGGACTGGTCAACGGACTCCGACAAAGGCGACCTCATCGACCTCTGGCGGCTCACGAAGAACATCACGGCCAGCGAAGCGGTGAAGCAAGTAAAGGACTACCTCGGCATCACGGACCCCGTGAAAATGGAGCGGAAGACCTACCGCCGACCACCGGAAATCAACTCATCCGAACTCCATCCAGAAGGTCAGGCAATGAAGTTTCTCAAAGATGAGAGAAAACTGACCGAAAAAGCCATAGCCGCGTATTCGGTGCTAGGATGCCCTGAGAAGCGTTGCATCGTGTTTCCAAGCTACTCACCCTCGGGAGAGCTTCTGAACCGTTCCTACCGCACTCTGGGGGCAAATAAACGGGTCTGGCAGGATTCCGAATGCGCCCCATCGCTTTTTGGGTGGCAGGCCATTCCTGAGCAGGCATATCGGGATCGAAAGATCATCCTCGCGGAAGGCCAGATTGATGCGATGACTTGGTGGCAATGGGGGTTCCCGGCGCTCAGCATTCCTAACGGGGCTGGCATGTCATGGATTGAGCACGAATGGGAGAATCTGGAGGCTTTCGAGACGATCTACATCGCCTTCGACGCCGATGGTCCCGGTGCAAAATTCACAGAAACCGTGGTAAATCGACTCGGCAAGCACCGTTGCCTGATTATCACCACCCCGAAGAAAGACGCCAACGACTGCCTGAAAGCAGGCTACACCAAGGAGGATGCTGCCGAATGGGTGGCGAGCGCCAAGACGCCCACCCTAAAAAAGCTGGTTCTTGCCAAGGATTTGCAGTCTCGAATTGAGCAGGAAATGCTTCCGAAGCCGGAGCCATTCACGCTACCTTTCCTCAAGGTGACGACATGGGAAACCACGCAAGAGGGTTTCTGGTATCGCCCCGGCGAAGTAACGATCATTGGCGGATACAGCAGCGCCGGGAAGACGACGTTCCTCAACTTCCTGATGTGCAACCTTTTGGCGGACACCAGTAAGATGTTCGTCGCCAGCTTGGAAATGCCGTGCGCTCAGTTGCTCCTCAACCTCATCAAGATGTTCGATGGCAACTGTTCACCCGAGACTGTTGAACAGTTTCTCAAGCACGCTGGCCATCACATCGCCTACGTTGACCACGTTGGATCAATGGCGGAGGCGGAGCTTCTTGAGATGATGTGGTTTGCTCACCGTCGCTATGGATGCGAGCATTTCATCATCGACTCCCTGATGCGAATCGAGGGGCTTGAGGAAGACTACCCGGCTCAAGGCAAGTTTGTCCAAGAGCTTCAGACATTCGCAAAGCAGACAGGGTGCCACGTTCATCTTGTGGCCCATCTCGGAAAACCTCCTCAGGTCACGCCAAAAGGATTCAGGCCAGCCATGTATGCCGTGAAGGGTAGTAGCCTTCTTGTGAATGGCGTGGACAACATCCTTCTCCTTCAGCGCAACATAGACAAGATGCGCGGCGAATACACCAAGGAGCAGAGAGACAAGATGCACGACGTTGAAATCATCGTGGAGAAGCAGCGTGCGACGGGCTGGACGGATGCCATTAAGTTGAAGTATCACCCGGCCAAACGCACGTTCAGCAAGATGTAGATTCTCCGCGACACCCCTTGACTCCACCCAAATAACAAAGTAAGATACAGGACTGATATGAACATCCAAACAAAATACAGCATCGGCGACACCGTATGGTTTATGGGAAAAAACAAAATCGTCAGCGGCGTTGTGGCAAAAATCCAGCTTCTTATTTTTGAAGGGGGTCAAAAGGAAGTCTACTGGTTTGGCGCAGCGCCGGTTAAGTTTATTGACTCATCGCTTCTTTTCCCCTCCAAAGAAGAACTCATCAAATCCCTCTGATATGAACACCGAACAAACCGCACAGCAATTTGAACTCGCAGCTCAGTTAATTCGCACAGGACATCCGTGGAAAAGTTATCCACAAGCACCTGACACAGATATTTACTCAGCCTTGCGCGACGGTTTTGAAATCCGACCCGTCCTCGCCACGCCTCCCGACAATCGCCCCATTCACAACCCAGACAACCTCACAGCTGAGCAGGTTGGTGTGGGGTATCGTCTGCTTTGCGCCGAAGATGGCGTGCCAAGTGGCAAGGTGGACACATGGATGTTTGGCGGATGGTGCTCAGCTTATGCAGTTGATAAACAACATCTTCACGAATGCGATAAAACCTACCGCCTCCCTCTCTCCGTCCCATGGCCCGAGGCAAAACCAGACCCCTACGCCGAACTGAAAAAAGCGCACGCGGAGGGGAAGGTGATTCAGTTTGTGGATGATGGTGATATTTGGCGCGATATTGACAAGCCAAACTGGAAGTTGCCAGTAAGAGACTACCGCATCAAACCCACCCCACCCTTTCAACTCCCGCCGCCGCCTCTTGGAAAGAGTGAACCAGAATACATTCGTGTTCCAGACGCTTGCCGACGCTTTAGCCTAAGTCGTTCTTGGCTTTATGAACGCCTTGACGAAGGTGTTATTAAAACCGTTTCCCTGAAAAAAGAAGGAATGGTCAGGGGGAAGCGTCTAATTAACTTGGTCAGCCTTCGTGAATACATTGAAAACTTTTGAGCCAAAACAAGCTATTTAGCACAAACAGATCGACGCCTAACCGCTTGCAAAACTCACCTTGACGCCTACTCTGGCTGTCAATGGCAGTCGCCGCAAAACCAGTCAAAGATAACCGCGTCATCAAATATGGGCGCGTCTGGCCCAACAAACCGTGGGGTCCAAAGGGCAAGGTAATCCCTTGCCCTGATTGGTATATCGAGCTTTGCATCCTGCGCGATTACGAGCGGATGAAGTCGTTGCCGGGGAATAAGCTGGTAAGCTGGCAGCAGCATTTCGTAAACTTCACGAAGATCATCTTCGGTGATCCGAGAGGGATTTTCTACTTCGAGTGGAATCCGAATGCCATGCGGATTCTGGATAACTTTTACAGACACAACATACTTGCAATAGCGGGCCATAAGTCTTGCGTTCCATACGAAACAAAGATTCTTGATCCCATCACGGGAAAAGAGCATGAAATTGGGTGGCTTTGTGAGAACAACATTGCCCCAACGGTAATGACGTTGGAAGGTCCAAAGCAAGCAGAGGTTCCGTTCCTCAAGGGTGAGGATGAAATCTACGAGGTTACGACCACCGATGGGAAAAAGATTCGCTGCACCTCACAACACCGCTTCCTCACTCCGACTGGCTGGAAGCGTCTTGAGGAGATGAAGGTTGGGGAATCAATCTTCAACTACAACTTCAAAGAGACAAATTCAGGCAGTAAAATCTCAGAACCATTTTCGACTTTGATTGCTGAAATCAAGGAATGCGGCGTAGAGAAATTCTACGACATTACCGTTCCCGGACCAGCTCATTACTTCGCTCAAGGGTTTATAAATCACAACAGCGGCAAAACCGAGACACTCGCCCTCATCGGAGCCATGTGGTTCTTCCTTTTCCCGAAGGACACAAAGGTAATTGTTACCTCCACGACTGTCGCCGCAGCCAAAGACAAGGTGTGGGGAAAGATTAAGCTCATCTGGATTCACCTCGAAAAGTATTTCGGCCCCAACATTGTCCCCGGCAAACTGGTGGACTCGCAGAACCGCATTCGATTTGAGCACAACGGCGTCAAAAGTGAAACGCGAGGCATTGTTCTTCTGGCCTCCGAAAGTTCCTCTGAGAAGGAATCCGCCGACAAGCTACAAGGAACAAAAGCTGAGCGAATGATTGTGATGGGTGATGAGTTTGCCACACTCAAGCATTCCCTGCTCAACACGGTTCTGAACAACCTCACGGCCAATAAGCAATGCAAGCTGGCAGGTGCGTTCAACCCGAACTCCTACTATGATCCGGGCGGTATCATCTCCCGGCCTAAAGGAGGGTGGTCAACCATCACCGAGGATGACATCGAATGGGAGACGGAAATCGAGCCATTCGGCCTCAAGGGCTACTGCATCCGTTTTGACGGTGAAAAATCCCCCAACGTCGTCCTTGGCGAGGAAAGGTGGAAGGGCCTGCTCACGCTTGAGAAGCTACAACAGATCGGCCCTATCGGAACCAAGACCAAGGGCTACTACGAGCAGATTCGTGGCTACTGGAGTCCGGCTGGCGACCTCGATTCCATTTATACCGAGACGGAAATCGTCAAGTATGGGGCAGACAGGCCAGTTACGACATGGGTTGAGCCTCCTGTCATGGTGGCTGCTCTTGACCCCGGCTTTGTGCATGGTGGCGACCGTGCTGCTCTCGCCATCGGGAAGTCTGGTGTGGCTGTTAACGTGGACACACAGACGAGGCAAAAGGTGTTCGAGTTGACGCACATCTACGTTCTCGATGACGACATAACGAACAAGACCATTTCCAAGGTTGAATGGGTGGTGAAGCTGACCAAGGAGAAGCTGGCCGAGCATGGCGTGGACATCCGCAACTTCGCCATTGACGCGACGGGCGGCGGCGAACCTTTCAGCGCACTCATTGCCCGAGACATCGGCATGGGATTTATCAACGTGTGCTTCTCGGGTAGGGCCTCTGACATGCCTGTTTCCCGCAATGATAATCGCAAAGGAAGCGAGCGTTTCTTCAACATGGCCTCCGAGCTTTGGTATGTGGGCCGGGAATTGGTCCGCACGGGCCAGCTTCGAGGGTTAAAGCCGGACGTGGTAGCCGAGCTTTGTGCCCGAACTTACAAGGAGAAGGCCAACGTGGTGCAGATTGAGTCGAAGAAGGACATGAGGCTAAGGACTAAGAAAAGTCCCGACATCGGAGATTGCACACTTATGGCACTTTTTGTTGCCCGCATTCGCCACGGTTTATCATCCAACGAAAAGGCTGCTGTTGTCCTGCGGCACACGAAAAACCCGGACTTCAGTTTGGATTTCTTGACCAAGAAGCCTTCACAGAGTAGCTTTCCAGAGAACCGCCTCATCACGTTTGGTGGAGGCTGGGCCAAGCAAATATGAACGAAATGACCAAATCACACCCCCTGCGAATCCGCCATGGGGATTACCAATTCATCAAAGGCAATGTGCTGGACATCGGATGCGGGCCAGACCCCATCAAGCTCGATCCTCCATCCACAGTTCGAGGCTGGGATTTGCCAGACGGTGATGCTCAGTATCTTTCCGGCATCGAAGACAAAACCTTCGATTGCATCGTAAGCGCCCATTGTCTTGAGCACCTCCATGATCCGTCTATTGCGCTTAAAAGCTGGTCCCGAGTCTTGCGGGAGGGTGGCTACATTTACGCTCTTGTGCCGCTTTTCTCGGCTTACGAGAAGTTCCGCGATTTCCAATACGGATCAGCTTATCCGGCCAGATTCAACGACGACCATAAAACCTCATGGGACATCGTAAGCGTTGAGAGGCCCATGAACCATGAGCACTACGACTACAAACGTATCGTTCAGATTGGCAAAGATGCCGGACTGCACTTGGTTGACCTACGCATGGAGCTTGATGGCTTTCACTGGAACAAGTGGAACGATCCTGCTTTCGACTCGACTATGCACGGTGGACTTGCCCAGCTTTGCATCATCTACCAGAAAATCTGACCCATGAATCTCCTTCCTGTAATCCTCAACATCGCGCCTCACGAAAAGCGTCAGGCTGAAAAACTCGTTCGCTATATCAAGGAACTGGATGGCACAGAGGTTATCACCATGCAGTTCGATGATCCTCCCGGCATGCGTTATCCCGAGGTGGCGAACTGGGCGTTCAAACAGTGCGCGAAAGCGATGGTTGGAAAGCCTTTTGTGTGGATTGAGGCTGACTCGATTCCACTAAAGGCTGGATGGCTGCAAGCGATCACTGAGGAGTATTATCGAGTTGGAAAGCCGTATCTCTACGTCAAGACGCTGAATCCGCCATTTGACAACTTTGCGGGGATTGGAGTTCAGGGTCCAGATGCCTATGAGCAGGCTCCAGATGGGTTTACAACGGGTGGATTTGATGAGTGGATTGTGACTCATTATGGAGACATTGTTGGTCGCACAGACCTGATTCAGCACTCCTACGGATTCTACGACAGCAAAGGTGACGCCACACTTCACGAGTTCCCCCGAGACATTAAAATCATCCGTTCAGACGCGGTTCTATTCCACAAGGACCAAAAACAAGGTTTGATCGACCACCTAATGCCTAGCCTAAAAAGCGGGAAAATTCTTAATGTATCCGGTGTGGGAGACCTAGGTGATGCAATTCTGTCCCTAGCAACTCTCAAACACCATGGAGGAATCTTCGATTACTACGCCCGCGACAACGGGATGACGAAAGGTTTTGTTGCCCGTCTTCATCTCGTTAAGCCGCTGATTGAAACACAGCCTTACATCAATTCTGTACGGGTGTGGAAACGAGAGAACATTGATTGGGCATCAGAGGGTTTCCGACCCAAGTGGCACAACTCCATCGACAACCTTGCCGCCTGTCACGCAAGGCATGCCTTTGACACCGGATTCATCAATACGATGCCCGATTTCAGCAAGCCGTGGCTGACCCTTGATGGCGACAAGGCATACGGTGGAAGTGTTGTCATTAACCGCAGCGCCCGCTACAATAATAATTCGTTTCCTTGGGCGAATATCGTCCAGCACTACGGCAATCGGATTATTTTCCTTGGGACCGGCGAGGAACATGAAACATTCGTTCGCCGCTATGGGAAGGTCCGATACCTCATCACCAAGGACATGCTTGAAGCCGCCAAAGTGATTGCTGGCAGCGCCCTCTTCATCGGCAACCAAAGCTCCTGCATGACGATTGCGGAGGGCTTGAAACACCCACGCATCCAAGAAACCTGCATCTGGATTCCCGACTGTATCTACCCGCCGTCCAACGCGCAATACGTCGCCAATGGAGCGGTGATTCTGCCTGACGTTGACGGTTCTGGTGAGCTTGTTATCAGACCTGCCATTCCGCTGCCAGACGGAACAGAAACACCTCCCGGTGGCTGGCAATACGATGGCCTGCCAAAAGGTATGATGCACCCCAACGCGGCTATCTCGATGATCCGACAGCAGCATCCAGAGCTAACCAATGCGGAGGCCAAACGACTTCTCATGGAGTTCAACGCCAAGCGTGTGCCAGAGTTCTTTGACAAAAGTGCGCTTGACTCAGGATTGGCGAAGTATAGGCTGGCGATGAGAAATAACGGACATCAGATATGATCCTCGAATAAGATTTCCAACACACTCAAAAATGACAATCGCCCTACCCGTCACGATCCACGACGCCGACCGTTTCAAGCTCCGAAACGACCTTTTCCTCCAGTTTGGAGGTCTTCTTGACCACTCTGCCGTGATTATTCACGCTCCGAACGTGAAAAAGGTGGCCCAAGACGAATACGACCGCCTGCGTGATGTTTTTGGCAAAGTGGACATTGTTCAGATCACCGCCGATTTGAGCAATCCGCAGGCCGTCGTGAACCAGAACGTCATGTTCTACCACACGGTAATGAATCTGGCTCGCCTCAAAAACAACCAGCCTTGGATTTACCTTGAGGCGGACGCCACTTTCACGTCCAAAGACGCGCCGAACAAACTCCAGAATGCTTATCGTGCGGCTGGAAAACCCTACTTTGGCAACGTGGTGAACCTCCCGATGGTGGTCAACGGCGTCCTTGAGACCGAAACCGCCGAGGAAATGATGATGGGGGTCGCTGTTTACCCGCCGGACATGGTGAATCTGGACAACCCGATTCGTCCGCTTGTTATCGACCTCGGCAAGCAAGTGGGCAATCCCGGCGTTCCTTTCGACATCTATCTTCGTGGCGAGATGCGCCTGACTGGATGGGCGAATACCGACCTGATTGCTGACCAGTGGAATACGCACAAATACCGCGCTGTTGAAGGTGGTTTTGAGTGTGAAGCGGCACCGATTGACCGCCTTGTTCGGAATCGTGGTGGCTTCGTGTCCTCCAAATCACTCGTCATCCACGGCTGCAAAGACAAGAGCCTGTATGAGCTGCTGAAGGGTGTTAAAACTTTGCCAGTGAAAGCGGACCCACCCGTTGCGGAGGTAAAATCTCCCGCTGTGACGACAGTTGATCCACTTCAGCAAAAAGGTGAAGTGACATACGATATTTACTATCCTCTTTCGACGGAAGAGCAGGAAATCAAATCGCAGGTCGAAGCTCGCGTGGCCGCTGGCTCACTCCGCCTGAACGTCTTTGCCGACGAGCTTGGTAAAACCAAGGAAGAAATCACCGCCATCCTCACCAAGATTGGCTACTTCGTTCAGAAGCCTAGCGGTTGGATCAAGAAAGCCTGATTATGAAACTCTTCACCTTTGCTAGGACTAGAAATGA